CTATTCTGGGTTGAACATGGCGTCAATCGTGACGGCGTGTTCCGCATACTGGGCCGGCGCAAGATGCGCATAGCGGCGCACCATCTGTTCGCTTGACCAAGCGCCCAAATCCTGCACCACGAACAACGGCGTGCCATTCTGGACATGCCAACTTGCCCACGTATGCCGCAGATCGTGCCAGCGAAAATCCACGATCCCCGCACGCTCTAGAGCCCGCTTCCAAGCCCGCGTGTTAGCCGTCACGAACGGCCGACCCTGATACGTGAACACCCGCGTCCGATGCTTGCCCTTGCACGATTGCAGCACGCGTAACGCGGTCTCATTGAGCGGGATTGAGAAGTCTCGGCGCCCCTTCGCTTGATCGGCGTGCACCCAGAGCATCCGTCTGGCCATATCGACCTGCGGCCACTCCAGGCGCACCACGTTGGACTGCCGTAGCCCGGTGGCCAGCGCGAACAGCACCGTCAGCCGTTGATGTTCCGGCAACTGCTGCAACAGCATCGCCACCTGCCCGGGACGAAGCCAGCGCACGCGCCGGCCGGACTCAGGGAAAAGCTCGATGTGCGGCACGCGATCCAGCCAGCGCCACACGTGCACCGACCGCCGAAGGATCGACCGAATCAACGCAAGATAGCGGTTTGCCGTGGCCGGAGACGCTTCGGCGGCCTTGATCCGTGCCACAGCCATGATGCGATCGCGGTCGACGTCTACAAGGCTCAACTCATGCCAGTACGGGGCCAACCAAGCTAGTTTCGCCTTGTCCTGGAACAGACAGGTTTTGTAGTGCTTGTCGACCAACCATGCCGCTGCTGCCTCATCCCAAGTACGCAAAGCAGCACCTACCGAATAGCACGATCCGCATAGCCGCCAGAGCACCGCACCGGATCACCCACGGCGCCGAGCTGACTGAAGGTTGAGCCGTCGACCACTACGACCACGCCACCCACACAGCGCTGCTTGCCAGTCAGCTGCCGGCGTGCGAGCTGATCGCGCTGGCGGTCTTGCTGCTGCTGACGCGACGCGGCGGCCTGCTGACGAAGCTGGGTCACAACCTGCTTTTGCGCTTCATCGGCCGCAGCACGTGCACCAACGATGCCCAACGCAAACAGCGTGAACATCACACCCGAGAACACCAGCAGCGCGAGCAACACCGACCAGAAAACCTTGCTGTCCATCACATCCCCTATTCGTGGCGCCATGATAGCGAAGATCGTCGGGCGGCCCTAGAAATGCTGTACCGCTCAGATCTGGGAAGTACAAAAAAGCGGGTTTGTCGGGAGCGGGGTGTTAGCTCCGCCAACCTTCCCCCAGCTGGGCCAGCCAGTACAGCGCACTGACCAGGATCGAGGGTGGCCCAATACAAGACACCGCCCTCGGGACAACGACGCGGGGAGTAGACCTCGGCCCGCTAGGCGCGCGGGGGTGGCTCCGTCGCGCTGGGACAAAAAGCGGACAACCTGTCCGGTCAATCACGGTTTGAAGAACCAGAAAATGCTCCGACGATCACCCGGATCGTTGCCTGAAATCCAGTCTCCGACTATCTCAAGAAACATTCCGACCACCGCGACGCACCCAGACGCGAGCGCGAGAACCGAACACAACAAGTACACCGGAAAAGCCAGAACACGCCTCACTTGCCACCCCCAAATGCGTCAGCTTTCCACGTTCCAGGCGTTCCCGGTGGCGTGTACGCGTTAGCGCCTACCCCAGCCGGCCAACCGCCCTCAACGCCCACAGGTTGCCCGCCCATCGCCTGCCCCTGCACCGCTACCGGCTGGCCCTGCGGGATCACGCCAGACTGCACAGGCTGACGCGTCGGATTGTAAGAGCCGTTTGCGGCGATGCTGCGGCAAATCTTCACGTCAACGACGTACTTCGTTCCCTGTTCCGTGATGCAGCGACAATCGCCGTCATCGACAGCCACGCAGTACAACTCAGGCGCCGCCGTGATCGGCCGCTTGTCATAGGCCCGAGCTGTCCAGGGCTGACCCTCAATCCGCGGCTTGAGCCATGCGGCGATATCGTCCGGCCGCTTCTCCACTTCACCGGCCGCGCCGAGCTGCCCCAGCGACGCCGCCTGACTCGCCGGCTTTTGCGCGACAGGCGCCGGAGGCGGCTTGGGTGGATCGAAGAACGCAAACACTTTCCACAGCAGCAGCGCCAGCGCGGCAAGCGACAGAGGTAGCGCCCACACGTACCAGGGTATTTTCTTCTGGGTCGTGTCCTGCACCGTCGATTCGTAAATATTCCGCTTCATCACGTCACGCGGAAACGTCCAGATTATTTTCGTGTTGGAGTCGTTCAGATTTTCGGAGAACTTGTCCCACCACAAAATAACCGACTTGTTCAAACCCCACTTGCGCCGAATATGTTCGTGCCGGTCGATCAAGCCAAGAATGAAAATATCCAGCTGTTGCTTTGCTTGCTGGCAAATCAGGATGAAGTCGAAACCTCGATGGCGATGCGTTGCCATCGCCTCGACATAATCCGGCACTTTCGCACCAGGAGGACGACGCGGAAACGACGAATAGCACTCGTCCAGGACGATCACCGCGCCGTCTGGAAGGTCTTGCCACTTGCGAGGATCGGGAAGCGGTAGAAACCCGGTCTCGCCATAGTTCAGGCCGCGCACTCCGTTAACGTACACGTCCCGGCCCTTCGCCTGATACTCAAGCGCAAGCTGCATCGCCCGAAGTGTTTTGCCGTGCCCAGGCTGTCCGGTCTCAAGGTAGATCATCGTTGCAACGCCCTAATAACCATGCGTCCGGTGGTCGCTGAAACCGTCGCGGAAATAATCATAGAAAATCCCACGTCGCCACCAATCGCACCCAACGTTTGGAACATAAATTGACCCATGCCGGCCGCCTGAGATTGCAAAAACGACATGAGCGCTGGTGTCGCTACTTTATGCGTCACCACACCTATTCCCAGAGAGAACAGCGCCTTGATTATCCACTGGCCGGCGTAAGTAGAAACCAGCCAGACAAGCATCCTGCCGAGTAACGCAATAATCGCGCCCATCACACCCTCCCCCCTACGGAGATAATGCCAATCGCGATAAATCCGCAAACGAAAATGAACGGCCAGCGAAACGTTTCCAACGCCGAACAAAAATAACCTTGATCCATCGACCAGGGCCTACCGAACACGTTAACAACCGGCAGCGTCGGGCAGGTGTTGCCCGCCCAGCTGGTCTGGTCGATGTTCTCGACGCCCGTGGTTTCCGTGCTGAAAACGCTACCGGCCGGCGTGTCGTCGGTCGCGTACTGCGCATCGTCGCCCGGCTGCACTTCTGTCCAGTCCGGCTGGCCGTTGCCGTTCTTGTCCGACTTGTCATCTTTCGGCGCACCACACCGCGACAACCACACCTGATCGACCACGGCGCACGTCGGCGCGTCGCCCGAGCAGATCGGCGGACTGTTGCAGTCCTGGCCACCGCTGGCACTGCCCTTATCCGGGTCTTGCGTCGGCGGCTTGTTGTCGCCCTCACCTGCGCCCGACTCAGCCGGCGTGTTGCCCGGCGTGTAGACGTTCGTCGTGACAGTCTTGTTTTGCCCCGTGACCGGGTCGGCCTGCGTCAGCTTGTCGGTCGCCTTAATTTCCGTTGCCGGGTCAGAGATTGGCGACGCCGGAGGCGCCCCGGGAAGCGGCGCAGTCGGCGAGCCGCTACAGATCGAACCCCCAGCACTGGAAACGCACGCGCCGGCCGGAGAACGCCCCGCAGCCCCGCTCACGCAGACTTGCCCACCACCCACCACTGCACACGCGGTGTCGCTCTTGGGATCGTAGCAACTGCCACCGCCGCAGAGCTTCGGCGGGTTCGGCGTAGGCGGTGCATTCGCCTCAGGCGTCGGCGTAGTCGTCGGTACGCTATCGGGAGACGTGCCGTCCGATTTTTTCCACTTGTTCGATTCGGCGTCAGACCCGCAGAGCGAGGATGACGCCGACAGCGTGCCGAAGGTTTCCCACTGCCCCGAGTACGGGTTCATGGTCGGCGCGCCGGAAGGCGTGAACGACCGGCTGCACTTCACGATAACGCCCGAGCCATCAGAAGCCGTCTGATTGCCACAAATGGAGTAGCCCGACAGCACCTTCCCCGGCGTAAAAATCGCCGAAGAGGGATAGTCGGACGAGACACACGCCGAATCCGAGGGCAACGCGTAGACCCACCAAAAATAAAGAAAGCGATTGCCAACCGGGTAGCCGTAAGCGCGACGACCGGCGGCGTTAGCCCATGCGGAAGCGTCTTGTGTCGGCCACGTTGGACTGCCCGGCGTCGCGTCAGACGAGTAAATCGGATACGCACCGCCACAATAACTATCAGTCGTTGACGCGGGACGATCAGGGTACGAGACCCGCGCCGAGGCCTTGCAGGCCGCCAGCGCATCGCCCTGCGATCCGTACTGATCCGCCCTAGCCGGGGACACGAAAAAGCAGCCGAGCGCGGCCAGCAGGTACACCCAACACGCCAGCCGCCCCCGCATCATGACAGCGCCAACCAGATCGCCGGCAGCACGCCGAGCATCACCAAATAGCCTTCCATACGTCCATCCCTCTTGTCAGAAAAAAAGCCGGGAAGGTCACCCCGCCCGGCTTGAAGTCACCCGGTACAGCAGCCCGACTTAGCGAGCGGCCGAACGCACGTGACGGATCAGCGCGACCACGCCGACGAGCACCAGGATGGCGCCGCCCACGGCGAGGATTTCTGCCTTGCCGGTGGTCAGCTCACCGATGACCGCCGTCGACAGCTCGCCCTCGGCATGGGCCGACGCCACCGCCATCGCGAACAGACCACCGACGCCCAGGGCCTTGCCCTTCACACCACGGAAAAACTTGTTCATTTGAAGCTCCTGTTTTTGTGTCAAACCCCAGCGGTTCGACGTAAGACCCGCACGAGAAAACCGATAGCCCAACACGCCCCGATTGCCCCGGAGATTGCCAAGCCCTCAGCCGCCGTCAGCGGCGGGAAACTGCCGGCAGGTTGCTGCACCCAGACCACCTGGGCGCATTGCCCCGTAGTGGCGTCCAGATCGGCCGGAGCGCACGAAGCGACCAAGTTTTCCGACCCGGACGCCACCGGATTACTTGCCGGCCGCCGCAGCCGGCGCCATCTTCAGCGCACCCGAGGCCGGCACCAGGACGGCGCGGCTCATGGTCAAACGGCCATTCGTGACGGCGAACGATTCCGGCGCCAACTGGTAGTCACCCGGAGGCAACTGCTTGTCGGGATCGAGCGTCAGCTGAAACGAGGTCGGCAGACCGTCGATTTCCAGCAGCGCCCACTGCTTGATACGGTTGCGGGTCACGCCTTCCCAGGTCGACTGGAACGGTTCAACAGCGCGGTTGAGAACTTTGATGATCATGCGACTTGCTCCAATGGTTGTTGATCGATTCGATACGCGAAAATCTGCCCGTTCGGCGCGATTTCCACGCGCCAGGGAGAGGGCAGAAACTCCCCTGTGAACTTGTCCATATAGCCGCCGACAACCTTGCGGATATCGGCCCGGCCGCTCAGCGCGTCGCGCACCCAGAACGGCGCCTGCCAGTAGCGGATATGACGGCGACCTTCAGGCGGCAGACCGCCGTGACCGCACATGCGAGCGCCCTTGGGATAGCCCGCGCAGTGCGCCGGCTTGGTCTTGCTCGCGTACTTCGTGATGTAGCCAATCGGCGAGTGCGCCGTGACGATGTTCGTGCTGCCGTGAGGCCACCAGCCGCAGGCGTCGGCATGCGGGAGATATTTGCCTTTCGGGAGCCACACCACGACGTGATAGTGAAGCGCCCCACGCTCCTGCAGCTCAGCGACCCAAACGAAGCGCAGGCGGACACCACGACGCTTACACCACTGCCACATCGCCATGCGGAACGCCGCAAAGTGACCCGGTTCCCAGCCGTCCGCGTCGGCGTAAGTCAACGTGATGAACTTCAGGTTCCAGCGCTGCGCATGGCGCTCCGTGTGCGCGTCGAAATGGAGGAGCCTTGCCGCCTGACTAACCGACGTCTTCATTCGCTTGATGCGCTGCGCTTCGCGGTGCACTTCCACCTTTTCGCGAGGCAGCCGCCGAATGTTCCCGTCGTGATCCTTCGTCACACTTGTTTCATTAAGGACAAGCCCCAGGGCAACGGCGCACCCGCGCCCGCTCGCTTCGCTCGCGTGCGCGTCTGCACCGCCGCCCTTCGCCTGGTCGGCGCTCACGCGCTCACCAGGGAGTGATAGAGCTGATCGAGCACCAGATCGGCATGGTCATGCCACGCCGCCAAGCGCGTCGCACGGACACGCGAAGCGTCGCGATCATCCAGCATGTAAAACACGCTCTCGGCGTCAACCGCGCCGTTCTGGAAGCCTTCCGGGATCAACGCGAAGGGCGCGACGCCCATACCGGCCGGCGCGTCCTGTGGGACGGGATACGGCGGCGGGGGATACTTCCCGATGTAGCGGTCACGCATCATCGTCGGCGACCATGTCCGCCGCATTCTCGATGTTGTCGGCCAGCGAGTCGGCGCCCATCGACAGCACGAAATGGAACATCTGCTGGCCATTCTCAGCGGCACGCGCCGTCAACTCGCGCAGCTGCGCAACGATGGCGGACACTTCAGCGACCGAGACCGGCCCGGTTTGATCACTCGACATGGGAAGGAACCTCAAGGCCGCTCGCTTGGATGACGGCGTGAATGATGGAAAGCGCCTGGGCGCTTTGTTCATAGGAGACCGGCCGGCCCTGACTCGCCAGCCACTCGCGATGGATCACGTTGCATTCCCACTCTTTGACCTTGCGACGCAGCGCGAGCGGCACGTCACAGCCTGCCGAACGGGCGAGTATTTGGACGGCCAAACGCAGGCCGGAATGCACGCCCTCGGCGTAGACCGTGCCGGCGTCCAACTCGACAACTGTTGAGGTGCGCGCCGTCATGCCCGCAGCCCTTCATCATCGGCGCCGATGCCGTCCGGGTTACCGTGCGCGGCATCTTCGTCGTCCGGGCCGGCGTCCACATCGTCCAGCGCGTGCGCTTCGTTGTAAGCCTCATTGCAAGCCGAACACGTGTCACCGACCCAGCTGCCTTCGTCGGGTTCAAACGTGACGCCGCACTTGTCGCACACGCAGGCGTCAGAACCCGAAGCCGCGACAGCCAGCCGGTAATCGCTGGCTTTATCTTCGGCCTTACGCTGGTCGGCCACATCGGCATAGTTGTCGGCGCCGCAGCCCTCGCACTGCCACGCGTCGCCGTCAGTGTTGACTTCGGAGCTGCCGCACTCAGGGCAGACACCGACCGCCGATTCATCGCCCCATGAATCGTCGTCGTCGCCATAGTCCCGACGACCACCACCACAGCACGGGCAACCGTAGCCATCGCTCCAGTACGTCACATCGCAATCCATGCACCAGGCTTGACCCGGCTCCAAAGACTCAAGCTTCGCGACGAAATCCTCATCACTCATCCCGCCGCCATCACCCACGGAATCAGCGTTACCAGCGAACCCGCAGGCGCCACACGTGACCAAATCGACCGACGAACCCGAAATGTCGTCAGACCCGCACTTGCGGCACACATAGCCGTCCAAATCACCCGACTCACTCGGCGACGTGCGAACGCCCAGCGGCTTGCGGATCATGCGGAGCAGAACAAGGACTGCGGCCAGCACCAGTAGAGCCGCCCCGATGGCGAGAATCTCGCTCTTGCCCGATGCAAACGAGCTTTTCGCCGACGCCGACAGGTAGTCCGGGGAGGACGTGCCAGCCGTTCCCGTGCACGGCCCCTGATAGTCGGGATCGGAACCCAGGCCGCAATCCAGCAGCAGCGCGAAAGGATGGGTCGAGTAGTACATGGGACTCATCACCGCCCCCTCACCCATCGCGCAAGAGCACGGGCAAACAACGGATACCCGACGACGTACGAGCCGATAAGCGCCGCAGCCGCCAACGGAGGAAGGTCAGCACAGGCCGCCAGAAGAAACGGGACGAGCAGCAGAGGAAGGAAGATCACGACCGCGCCCCCGCATAGTCGAATGCGTCCAGGGCATGACGCTCCGCAGCTTCGGCCCACTCAGCCGCCGAAAGAAAATCCCCATCACGAAGTGCGAGCGCCTCATGCAACAGGCAGACCTCTACCTGACCGGCGCACCACGTGACCTCGTGCCTGTCGTCGGCGGTCATGAGCGCACCCCCACCAGCACGACCGCAGAACTCAGCACGCCACCCGCCAAGACATGCCGCACCACCCGACCGGACTTTTCCATCTCAAGAACGGAAAAACGTTCCGCCGCCCTGCCGTTGCCGTGCCGCAGGGGAACAGCCGACAACGCCAAGCGGTATGCGGTCGCAGGGCGGCGGGAACTCGGTGAAATCGGATAGCCAGCGCAGCCGGCCAAATTGGCCCGTAGGCGGGCGTTCAGAGCGGAGAGACGGCGGGAGACGTACACCAGCCAGAGAAGCGAAAGGACGAACGGAATCGCGGCGACAACGTGCATTTACGGCCCCTGTACCGGTAACCCACGTTACCGTGGAAAGGCACGTTACCGGTAACGCGTGTTAACGTCAACCTCAGTTACCAGAGGGCCACCGCATGAACGTTCAAGAGCTGATTTCCCGGGCGATGAAAAGCACCGAATGCCACTCAGCCAGACAGCTGGCCGAGCGCATGGGCGTGTCGCACGTGGCGGTAGGAAAGTGGATCGCGGGCGAGAACTACCCGAGCTTTGAGGCTGCGGCCGAGCTGGCCGACATGGCGGGCCTGCCCGTCATCCAGACGGCAGCGAAAATCCGGCAGGGAGCGCCGGACGGACTGAAATACAAGTCCCTTTTGAAGCGCATGTCGACCATGGCGGCCGACAGCGAAATGATGGTGGGTCGTCCGGGATTCGAACCCGGGACCAATGGATTAAAAGTCCAGTGCTCTACCAACTGA